ATGGATATCCAAGTGTAACACTTCAATCTTTAAATAGATTTCTTAAGTGGGTTAAAGAAGGTAAATTAAGAGATAATCCTTCGCAATCTGCAGGATGGTTAATTTTACTTGGAGCTCAAGAAAGAAAAACTAAAAAAGAACCAACATTAGGTATATGTGGATGGGAAGTTGGAGCTTATGAACCATGTGTTCCTAATTCATGTGGTGGAATAGTTTGGGAATATATAATTGATTTAGATAAGAAAGAAATTACTTATAGAAATTTATTGGAGAGTTAAAATGAAAACAGAAGTGTGGTATAATATTGGGAATGGCGGAGATGGAAGTGTATATCTTAGCTGGTTTGAATCAAAAGAACTTGCAGAAATTGATGAAAAATTTATGGATGAAGGTTGGGGCGAACCTTGCTATGGATCTTTAACAATTATGCACGATTCTCCAATTAAAATTCTAAAAGAAATAAAAACATTAGATATGATAATTAATGAAGTTGAAGTGGAACTAAAAGAAGATTGGGTTGGAGAATTTACTAAAAAAAGTCTTAGAGTAAAATTAGTAGAACTTCAAAAATTAAAGGAAAAAATAAATGAAAATAAAAGTTGATTTTATAACAAATTCTTCTAGTGCATCTTTTATTCTTTATATTGAATCTACAGCACAAAATTTGGAAGAATTTGAAAAATGCTGGGAAAAATATATAAATTATTTTACTAGTTCTTATAAATATAGACTTCATGAGAATGTTAAAAAGTGGAGAAAATCATTACAAGGTAGTTGGAAAGAAAAATTGAAAGCTGATAAAAAAATTAAAGAAGGAAAAGCAACAAAATTGGAAAAAACATTTTTTGGTTTGATGTCACCTCCTGTAGATCCAAAAAATATATCAGATGATGAAATAATGAAAATGGTTCTTGGTGAAATGACTATAAATCAAGTAGTTGGTAATGTATATTCTATTAGTCATTTTACTTCGATGTTTAATGATTATAATGATCTTCCCAAATGGATGATTGAACTTATTGTAATGAATAATATGAAGTCAGGTGAGTTATTAGATTTTGGTTTTAAAGATGTTAAACTTAAAATTGATGATCAAGGTTATTAATATGATAAATATTAAATTTAAAAAACTTAATAAAAATAAGTCTAATGGAACTTTTCTTATTGGTTATATAGATTTACCTTATAGTGAAATTGTTTCTCTTTTTGGAGAACCATATTTACAACATGGAAAAGGAGAAAAAATTGATTGGGAATGGGTTTTTCAATTAGATGGAACAATATTAACAATATATAATTATAAAACAGGTCCAAGTTATTCTGAAGGAAATAAATATATTACACCTCAAGAAATTGATGATTGGCATGTTGGAGGAAATTATTCAAGTAATTTAAAAATTCTTAGAGATTATATTGAACAAGAATCTAATATAAAAAGAAATTCAAAATTTTTAGTTCGTGAGGCATAAATGAAAACATATGAAGTTGTTATAATAAGACAAGATTTTGATTCGTATATTGTTGAAGCAGAAGATGAATCAGAAGCAGAAGAAAAAGCTTTACTTGGGGATGCAATATCAATGAATTCAGTACCAGGAGATAGTGAAATTGATTCAATAACGGAGATTAAAGATGAAAATTAAAAATGATTTTATAACAAATAGTAGTTCAACAAGTTTTATCATAGCTGATAAAAGTGGAGAATTAAATGAAATTTTAGTAAAAGTTAATTATGATCCAGAAATTACAATAGATATATTAAAAATTCTTGGTCATGAAGATGTTGATGGGTCTTATATGTATGATAATTTAAGTAAAGATGAATTAGCTCATATAGATGAAATAATTAAAAATAAAGGAAAAGTTTATGTATTCTTTGCAGCAGACGACGGAGGTATTCTTGAAGCAGGTTTTTGCAATCAGGGAATATATGAAGAAGATTTAGTGGATAGTCAAAAAGATATTATAGAAATTATTAGAGGAGAAGGGGGATATTAAATGTCTATTACTAAAAAAAGATTATCTGAAGAAACTGCTGAAAGAATGGTAAAAGATTTAAAGAAAACAAAAGATATAAAATCTTTTATATGGGATTTTAGTGATGAAGCTTCTTGGTATGGGAGATTTGGAAGGACAGGAAGGTTAAATCTAACATCTGCTGTTATAAATGAAATAGAAAAATCTAAAATATTTTTATTAGTAGATGATGATTATGAGAAGAAGAAATAATACAAAAAATACATTAACATATAAAGAAATAAGAAAATTATTTCGTCATAATTTTATTCCTCCTAATTTTACAGATTTTATTATAGATGGTGTAAGTTTTAAATGGTATTATAATTCAGAAGTAAGAAGACTTTTAAATGGAAAAACTATGTCTGAATATTTTAGACAATTTTGTCCTATTGACATATATAGAATAATGAAATTTAAAACTTTACCAAGAACTAGATTTAGACCAGAACATCTTAGATATGGAAGAGAAGAATATGAACCTGTTAGTTTAAGAATTTTAGTAAAATTGAGAGGATTGGAATGAAAATTAAAAATGATTTTATAACAAATAGTAGTTCAACTAGTTTTATAATTTCATCTAAAGGTGAACTAAAAAGGATGGAATATAAAATTGAAATTGATTTATTATCTTTAAGACATACAGTTATAAAAAATATGGAAGATTTAAGTAATATTTCTTATTTAGAAGATGATGACCGTAATGATATTGTATCTCATATAAATAAAGGGGAAACTGTTTATTATTTTTACTTAGCTACAGATGATTGTGATGCAGTTGGTTCATTTATAATAGATAATGGAATTGATATAAAAAACTTTAAAACTAAAACATCTTTAAAAATTATAAGGGAGCCGGAAGGAATATGACGGTATTTAAATTAATGAGAAAGAAAAATGAAAATTTTTATCCTCTTTTCATTAATAGAAAAATGGAATGTAAGTTAGGGAAATGGATAGATGCTGAATGTTTTCCAACAAAAGGATTTTCTATTCGAAAAGGTTGGCATTGTTGTTTTTATCCTATAGCTCCTCATCTTAAAACAGAATTATCTAATGGTGAAAAAAGAGTATGGGTATTTGCTGAAATTGATGATTGGGAAACTTATGATAGACCAGAATCTCAAGGTGGAACATGGATTTTAGCACAAAAAATAAAAATAATTGGAGCAGTTTAGGAGGAAGATGAATAAAATACAAATCGTAAACTGGTTGATTACAAGACGTTGTGATCTTCATTGTGATTATTGTAGAATTGTAAAAAATTATAAAAATCAACCATTAAATTATCCACCAATGAGTCACTACATTAAAAATGAGATGTCGTCAGAAGTAATCATAGAAGGGTTAAAAAAGATAAAATTACACAATCCAGATGCATTTCATATCTGGTATGGAGGAGAACCATTAATAAGATCAGACCTTTACGAGATTATTAATTATTGTAATGATAATAATATTCATTATACAATAATTAGTAATAATTCAAAAGTTAGTCAAATTAAAATACATGAGTTACTTAAAAAAGTATCTTATATTGAAGGTTTTACAGCATCTATAGATCCAATAATTTTCGATAAAAATAAATATTCTACTGATATGTTTAGAAAAAGTATCGCTGGAATAGGAAAATTGTCAGAGTACAAAGATTTAATAAAAGATAGAGTTGCAGAAATTACTGTAACAAATGAAAATCTTACTTATCTATATTCTTTAGTAAAAGTTCTTACTGATCAAGGAATAAATAGTGATATAACTTTTGTTGATATTTCTAAATCTCCATATTATGATTTTTCTGATGTTGAAGATGATTCTATTTTAGTAAGAAAATCTAAAGAAGTTAGAGATATTATAAATAGAATTATTGATGAAAAATTAAATGTTCATATGAGAGATACTCTATTACCAAAAATATATGATATTTTACCAAGTGAATTAGATTGTAAATTGGATGAAGATTTTCATAATCTATGTATTGATGCTGATGGAAGTGTTCGACTTTGTCTTAGAATTCGTGGTATTGCTACACCAGCAAATTTTTCTATAAATGGAATTTTAGATGATGATGGAACTATAAATCCATATATTGGTGAAGTAATTTCATATGATAAAAAGAAATTTTGTTTAAAATGTAATCACTCATGTTATATAATGAGTAAAATGATTTCAGATCAAGAAGATAATTCTAATAATTTAATACATACAGATATAAGGAGTTAAACAAATGGCAATAGAAAATCCAAACGTAATAATTTCAGCTATTGACTTTTTACAAAAGATAACTGAAGAAGATGTTGTAGTTGTAAAATTTATAAAGAAAGATGGAACTACAAGAATAATGAGATGCACTTTAAATTTTTCTAGAATTCCTAGAGAATCAAGACCAAAAGGAATTTCTTTAAAAGATATTTTACTTCAAATAACAAAAAATAAAATTTTAAGAGTTTTTGATCTTGAGAAATTAGATTGGAGAAGTATCCCGTTTGATCGAGTAGAATATTTAAAGACACCAACTAAATTATATTCTATTCAGCAAGTAAAGCAAATATTTAATAAAAAATGACAGAGAGGAGATGAGTAAATAGTGAATATTATAAAAATAATAACACGAGCTGAACTTCAAGTTGACTCAAAATCTGGAAAGATTTGGTTAAATGCTCCAAACTGTATATTGAGAATTTATGGTTTAAATTTTAAAAATCAAAAAGAAAATTTTTCAATGATTGATATAAACGGATCAAATGCTTCAATGGTTGAAGGGAATTTAGTTACTTCAAATATTCAAAATTATGTAGATGAAATTATAACATTAGTTACTAATAGTAATTTTACAGATGAAGAACTAAAAGAAATATTAAAGTTAATAAGTAGTATGAAAAAGGAGAACTAAATGACTATATTGTCAGAACTCTTAAATCAAGTAAAAAATAATCCTCTTGATGAACAGATGAAAAAAGTATGTGATGAAATTCAAACTGAGGAAGAGGAAAAGTTTAAGATTTTAGTAAAAGAAAAACCAAAAGGTCCAAATATATTTTTAGCAATCTTAATTCCAGAGATGACTAGAAACGAAATAAATTTTCTATGTTTAGAAAGAGAATTTCCAGGATCTTATATAATTTCTCTTTGGAGTAGAAAAAGAGGTAGTACGGAACAAGTAATGAAAAGAATTAAAGTTTGGGATTGTAAAGAAAAAACTTTACAAAAAATATTAGAATCATACTCTAAAATTTTAAAGTTTATGAAAGGTGATGTTTAATGGATACTGATAAAAATATAATGTTTAATGATAATCAATTAGTTAATGAAATAGTTATAAATAATATGTATACAAGATATGTAAAATCTATTTTACCAAATGATGGTGATTCTACAAAAACTAAACCAAAACTTTTAGTATCTAAAATTCAAACAGCAGAATTTCTAAAAAGATTATCTTCAAAAGCAGGTATAGGAATTCTCCCAAAAAATTGTAGGTATGTAGAAAATCATAATCCATATTTAGTGTATGTTATAGAAGATGCACCGATGTTGAGAACAGTAAATGTTGACATAAGACTTAATGGTGAAATTGAACAATTAAAAACTGCAGGTTTTCTAGAAAAATATGGATATGAAAGTTTTTTGAAAAATTTTCCAAATCCTCCTTATAAAATGCAACTCTCATTTCCATACGTAATTTATGTAATGTTATTTGAAGCATCTTCTGAAAGATTTGTAAAATTATACATATTTTATAGATTACATCCTTTGGGATCTGTAGATGAATATTTACTTCAAACTAATTTATTAAATGTTGGTGATGGTTCTGCAGTATGTATAGGAGATTTAAATCTTTCTGGAATTCAAGATATAAATGAAAAAGTAGAAACAGTAATTAATAAATTTTGGGCAAATAGATTTAATAATGATATAACAAGTCAGTATAATTATTATAAAGAAGAGCCATTAATTTCAACTTTTTTATCTTGGAAACATCATACAAAAGTTGACCCAATGTTTATTTTTGATGTAAAATGGAAAAGAAATTCATATAATTTAAAACTATTTATTGAACGTACATGTGGATCTAGAATTATGAATAATGATCAAACAATAGTAGAGCTAAGTAATTCGATTTCTTCTGAATACGTTAAAAAGGGCGATGCTATTACTAATAGATTTTATACACTAAATAGTATACCTCTATTTGGAAGTGATCAATATGGTGGATCATTGTATCTTGAAGTTGGATGTGAAATTGAGATTGACGATAAAAAATACTTTGTTTATTCAATAACTCAAACTTCTAAGAACATAATGCTTCAATTAGAAGATGAAGAAGGAAATTTAATTTCACAAGAAGCATCTTCTAGTTTTTTATCTAAAGTAAAAGAATATTTTAAAAAAATTAAACAACTAAAATCTGTTGAGTATGAGGGATTAGAAATTGTTCCTGGAACAATTTTAGAATATTTAAAAGGAGGAATTAGAAAATTAAAGAAAGTAGATGAAATTAATAAAGTAAGAGATGGAAAAATAGAATTAAGAAGTGGGTCAAAAGTATTTATTTTAGAAGATGGAGATTTAAAAGATCTAAAAAGATTTGATATTAATACTACAACTTTTAAAAATGGATTAAAGTGTATTTTAGGAAATAGTTATACTTTATTTGGAAATGAAAATTATCCACTGTATCCTATAAAAAATGTAACTTTAGGAAAACTAAGAGTTGATAGTGATTACATTATTTATGATTTTAATATGTTACCATCAAAAAAATCATTTAGTTTTACAGATAGTAATTTTATTAATGTAATTGAATATAATGAAAAAAATATTATAAGATCTATTCCTCCTGTATTTAGAGTTGGAACATCAGTTTTAACAAATCATGAATCTTCTAGAATAAAATTTGTTATATTTGAAGATGGTTTTGGGATGTGTGACATCAGTACCAATGGTCTTAATGATTCTCTAAACTATAATGAAATAGATAGACTTGGTGTAGATATAGCTCTAATTAAAAAAGAAATTGTAAAAGATAATAAATTTTCTCTTAAATCGTTTGATTTGGATATAGAATTTTCTGTTGATGATACTGTAGTTATAGCAGATTATTCTCAACCATTAGACTATATTACTAAAATAAGAACTATTATTGGATTTAAATTTGAAAATGAAAAATTTATTGTAGTAACTATGTCAGAGGATAATATAAAACTGGATGTTCCATATATTGATTTTTCTGCAGCAAATTCTTCATCTGGTTCTATTTATGGTAGATCTCCAAAAATGAAAATCGGTTTAATTAGAAAAATAATTCCAAGTCTTGGTGAATTTAAAAGAGGAATAAAAGTTGTAGCAAAAGTAAAATCAATTCCAATGTTTCCAAAAAAAGATGTAAATGAAATAGTTGGAATAATTACAGACACTGGATATAAACCAATAATTTTGTGTTCAAATGGTCATACTATTTGGTGCGATGAAAAGGTAAAAAATATATTTTCTTTTATTAGTCCAAAAACTAAAAAGTATAAAACATTAGAAACTACAAAAATAGATAAACCAGTAATTAAATATCAATCAGGAGATATAATTAAAAATCAATATATTAATTTAATTCAATGTGTGGATTATGAGGGAAGACAAATAATTGTAGAAGAAGATTTGTTACTTAATTTAAATTACCAAGGTAGAAAAAGAAGATTAGAAGGTCTTAATTATTATCAAACCATTCCTATGCCAAGATTTAATGAACAAAGTGTAATAAGAAATAAAGTTCGGGTAACACCTAATTATCATGGGTGGTTTACATTAAAAAATAATGAGAATATATTTATTGACATGGAGGAAATTTAATGTTTAAAATTGTATATTTAGATGGAAAACAAGAAATGCCAAAAGATGATATTTATTACATTGTAGCAAAAGATGGTATATTTCTAAGAAAGAAATTAGGATTAATTGAATCTTTAACACCAGTTAAAGAAATTTCAATTTTGGAAAATGCTAAACCTTATGCTAGTATGAGTATTCCAAAAATACCAGGAAAATCTATGGCTAAAGTAATGAAATTTTTTAAAAAAGCATACCAGTTATATAGTTCTGAAGCAATAGTCTTATTATATTTTAATCCAACAACAAAAACTTACAGAATTTATATTCCGCATCAGAAAGTAAATGGCGCAAGTGTTGACTATGTAAAGGGTGTTCATTTAGATAATCATATTCAAGTTGGAACTATTCATAGTCATGCCAATTTTTCAGCATTTCATTCTGGTACAGATGATAATGATGAAGAACATTTTGATGGATTACATATAACTATTGGAAATAATATGGACTCATTTCCTTCTATATCTGCATCTATAGTTTCAAATGGAATGAGATTTAAAGTAGCTCCTAATGAATATATAGATAATTTAGATATAGTAGAATATACACCATATTTCCCTCATATGTTTAGACCAGCATTTACCGAAATAAATGGAGTTAAAGAATATACAAATACTGTAAAATCTACTTTAAGTTACAAATTAAATGTTACATTAGATGAAAAAGATTTTAATGAAAAGTGGATAGAAAAAATAGAAGATGATAGACCAGTTTATACTCGTCAAAATTGGGAATATGGTAGTGGTTACTATGGAAATTTATATACTAAATTTGATTATCAAGATAAAAATTCTAAAGAAGATGGGACTTTAACTTGGTATCAGCAAAAATTTGGTTTTGGAAAAAAGAATAAGAAAAATAAAAATAAAAATAAATATTGTTCAGATGATTTTAAATTTCCTTTTAAAGTTAAAGGATTTGAAAAACAAAAAGAACCAATTGTTTATACAAAACCTAAGTATGATCCATGTGAAACTTGTGTATTTAAAAAATATAAGCATAAAGAAGATCTAAAGGAAGAAGAGAAAAAAGTAGGAGTAAAAGAAATAATAGTTGAAAAAGAATCTGATATAGCAGGTATTGTAAATGTCTGAAAAAACTGAAAAAAATATCACCATAGTTGGACTCGGTGGAATAGGGTCTATTCTAAGTAACGTTATTTCAAAATTTGTAAGTAATAAAATGCAAAATGATGAAATAAATATAAATTTAAATTTAATTGATGGAGATGAATATGAAATAAAAAATAAGGACAGACAAGAATTTTCCAGATATGGGAACAAAGCTGAATCAAAAATGAATGAATTAAAAGAAAAATATTTTAATATCAATTTTAAGGATTATAACTTATTTATTGATGAAGAAAATATTTCAAAAATAATTAAAAATGAAGATGTAGTATTTTTAGCAGTTGATAATCATAAAACAAGAAAAATAGTAAGCGATTATGCTACTAATAAATTAGAAGATGTAATTATAATATCTGGTGGAAATGAATTAGAAGATGGAAACGTACAATTATATGTCAAGAAAGGAGGGAAAGAAATTACTCCATCTTTAACAGATTATCATCCAGAAATAAAAAATCCAGTGGATAAACATCCAAATGAAATGAGTTGCGAGGAATTACAAAATTCTGAACCACAATTGTATTTTACAAACTTGGGAGTAGCAACTTATATGGCTTTTACATTTTATAATGTATTAAATGATAATTATAATTTTTCGGAAGTATATTTTGATATGAAAACAATGAAATCTGATTCAAAAACAAGAACAATAAAAATTAAAAAAGGAGAATAGTGAAAATGAGTAAAGTAGATTATAATGAAAAAACAGTTGCGGAACTTCGTGCATTATGTTCAAAATTAGGTATTGTTGGAATGAGCAAAGCTCGTAAAGATAATTTAGTTGAAGAAATTGAAGATTATTATGCAAGTAGAAATGCTAAAAAAACAAATAAAGCAGCCGGAGCAAAGGGCGAACTTGTTGATATTAATGCTGAACTTCATAGCTATGTAAATTCAGAAAGTTCTGGATCTAGTGACAAGTATGTTACTAATATTTCTGTATCCTGTGGAGCAGCTTCAGGAAATTTCCCGGTAGTTGGTAAAACTATTGGTCAGGTTTCTACTTTCTTAAAAGAAGTTTTAAATATTGATCGTTTAAGTGTTGGTGTAGTTAATGGCGACGAGTGTGAAGACAACTATGTTTTAAAGACAGGAGATTCTCTTGAATTCTTAAAAGCTGGTGGTCGCAAAGGTTAAAATAATTTTTAAAACTAAAGGGGGGAATATATCCCCCCCATTTAAATTAAAAATGGAGATTTTAAACATATGAAAGAAAAAGTGAGAACAAACTCATCTGAAGAAATAAACAATTTTTATAAAATTTATTATAAAAATTCTAAAGCTATTGGAAATATTTGCACAGTATGTTTATTACTTGATGTAGAAACAGGTAAAGTTCTTTCAAGAGGTATTGCTATTTGCTCATTGAAAGATATTCATAGAAAAACAACTGGAAGAAATATAGCTATCGGAAGAGCTATTAAAGCTATAAAGCATAAAAAATCAACAGAAGAAATAAATTCTGATTGTGAAGATGGTTTATTTATTATTAGACATATAAAAACTTCTGATAAACAAATTGAAAAAATCAAAGAAGATTTAAAAAATTATAGTTTTATATCTTCTAAAATAGTTAATCATAATAATAAAGAATATTTAAGATTATCAATTCCTTCTGGAACTCCCATTTGGGAAACCAAAAAATTGTTTAATTATAAATCTGAATACAAACCTACTTTAAGTGAAGAAGAAGAAAGAATTATATCTAAAAAAGGTAAATTACATTAATTTAAATTTAGGATAGGTTGATGGAAAGTCAACCTATCCTAAATAAAAAGGTAGAGATATGTATAATCAAGAAAAAGACAAATTAATAAAAATGTTTGAAAAAAGTGATTCGAAGGGTTCATCATTATTAATATCAATATTTTCATATGATAATGGTCCAAAAAAATTAGCAATGACAAGATCATATGTTAAAAAAGATAATACCGTAGGGTATTCTAATTCTGGAAGATTATCTTTAGAAGAAGTTAATTTCCTAAAAGATAAATTAGATGATATTATTAAAGAGATGGAATCCGTATAAAAATATAAAAATGTTCGGAGGATCTGTGTATAAAAGAATATGTATTATAGGATTGGGTAGTATTGGAGGATTTCTATCAAACAATTTATCTAAAAGTGACTCATTAGAAAGTTTAGTTTTAATAGACTATGATAAAGTAGAAATAAATAATTTAAGAAATTCTATTTATGAAGAATCAGATATTGGAAACTATAAAACAAAATGTATGTATGATAAAATTCATAATTTAAACAAAGAATTAGAAATCATATGTATGAATAAAAGATATGTTGAAGGTAAAACAAAAATTCCAAAATGTGATTTAGTTATTGATTGTAGAGACTTTGTTTGTAATAGAAACAAAGAAATAGATATTAAATTATCTATTTCCTCTAAATATTTAATAATTGATTGTAGAAAAAATATAAAACATGAACTACATTATGGAGGGAAATATACTATTAGTTTAGAAAAAAATGAAATAATGTATGCAGTTTCTACAGTATCAGGGTTAATAATAAATGGTCTGATAAAAGAATTTACTAAAGAAAAGATTATTCATGCTATAAATATATATCAATTAAAAAGATTAATAGAAGAAAAATATAATATAAATGATATAAATTACTTAAAAAAAATAACAGAAGAAGCATTAGAAACTTATAATTATGAAGATATTATTTTTGAAAGTTATCCTGGTGATGAAAAATTATCTAATTTAGTTGAAAATTCTGAGTCAATAATTAATTTAAATAAACAATATGATCTAAATATTTGTTTAGATGATAAAAATGATTATTTAAATCGAAAAACTATTCCAAAATTAGCTATTCAAGATATCAATGATTTAACTAAAAATATTTTATCTATAGTAAACTTACCTAAACTAAGGTATAATAATTATGTAATTCAACAACCAATAGTAGAAAATAATATTTGTTACATTATTTTAATACCTGAAAGAGGGGCAGCTTAATGGAAAAAATTATAAATTTAGAAAAAGAAATAGTTCCATCTTTTATAAAATATGATAAAAAAATGTATAAAATATTATCTTTAAAAGAACCTAATTTAGTAATAAAAAAGTATAAAGTAATTTTAAATGAAGATAAACTAGAATCTTTAGTATTAATAGATAGTAAACATCCAAATTGTGATCCTAAAAATAATAAATTTTGTTTACCATCTAGTTTAATTAATGAAAATTTTAATGAAGTAAAGGAGTTTTTAGAAAAACACATATTACCTATATATTGGGCAGATGATTGTTATTTTTGTGTTTGGGGATTAGTAGACTATTTATATTAATTATACTTAGGAGGTATAAAAAATGACAAAAAAAGAATACGCTAAAAAAATGTTAGTTGTTGCAGATGAAACTTTAAATGAATTACAACCAGTTGTAAAAAATGCTGGTGAAAAACTAGGAACTTTCCTTAAAGAAGAATTTATAAAAGGAATAGAAAACGTATTTAGTAAAGGTAGAAATAAAATAAAAAATAAAATAGATAGTAAATAAGGAAAATAATATGATAACAAAAAATAAACCTACAAAGATTACTGAAGAAAAACAAAATCTTAAACCAAAAGTTATAAAAACAAAAATGTTTGGGGAAGCTTTTGAAGAGGAACTAAAAGATTTAATAGATTTAAGAATAGAAGAATCTAATAAAAAGAAAATAAGTTTAGAAGATTTAAATGAAATAGCAAAACTTTTAGTTGGAGATGTTGATAAATTAATAAGTGAAAAAGTAAAACTTCATCTAAAATTTTTAGGGGAAAAACTAATAGACTTAGCAAAATAGGAGTAAAATAAATATGCCAGAGATTTTAAACATAGACAAATTTTGTGAAAATTTAAAAGAAATAACATCTACAAAATATACAAAGAAAAGAAAATTTCATCCAGATGGTTTATTTTCAGAGCAAATTTTTGGTCCTGTAAATAATTATACATGTCAATGTGATAATTATTATGGAGCTTCAAATTCTGGTGGAACTTGTAAAACTTGTGGTGTGGATATTATTTCAAGTCTAGAAAGAAGAAAAAGATTTGCAAAAATAGTTCTTCCTATAAGAGTTGTTAATCCAATTTTTTATGATCTAGTTGTTAGTCTTGGTGGTAATACTTTAAAAAGACCATTAGATATTTTAATGAAAGATGAAAAAAGCTTCATATACAAAGATGGGGATGATTATCTAATAGAAGTAAAAGAACCTCCAAAAGATACTAAAATATGGGAAAAGGATGAAGCTATTTTTGAACTAATAAATTGGATAGCAAATGATGGAGCTGACAATGGGATTAAACAGTGGGAACTAGTTCGAGATAATATAGATAGTCTTTTTATTAATAATGTTATAGTATTACCTCCTGATTTAAGACCCATAGCTAAAGGAATAAATAAAAATAAACAAGTAGTTGACAATATAAATAGATTTTATATGCATTTAATTACCAAAAAAGAAAGTATGAAAAATACTATTTTAAATATACAACATGATAAAAGTTTATATTACACATATTTTAAACAACTTCAAAAAGAAGTAAACGAATTATACGATTATATTATTTCAAAGTTATCTAAGAAAGAAGGATTAATTAGAGGAAATATTTTAGGAAAAAGAGTTGATTTTTCTGGAAGAGCTATTATAGTTCCAGAACCTTCTTTAAGTTTAGATGAATGCTCATTACCTTACTTAATGATTTTAGAATTATTTAAAATTCAAATAGCTAAAAAACTTATTGACATTAAAAAATTTAAATTATTACCAGAATCTCTTAATTTTATAGAAAAATGTATTGAAATGTCTGATCCGGTTCTTTTTCCCATTTGTCAGAATATAGTTAAAAATGAAGTTTGTTTACTTAATAGACAACCATCTCTTCATAGGTTAGGGATGATTGGATTTAAGATAAAAACTTCTTTAGATAAAATTATTAAAATTCATCCTTTAGTTTGTGCAGGATTTAATGCAGATTTTGATGGTGATCAAATGGCGGTATATCTTCCAATTTCTGATAAAGCTAAAAATGAAATCAAAGAAAAATTTATGGCAAGTGAAAATTTATCAAATCCATCAAATGGAAGTTTAATTGCAGTTCCAAGTCAAGATATGATTTTAGGCGTATATATATTAACCACACTTAAAGAACTTGATGAAGTTGAATGTAAAGGAGAAAAAATAACTCTTGGTTTAAAAATATTTAATGATTGTTTACCAGAAGATTATCCAGTAATAAAAGAATCTATAAATAAAAAGAAAATAGAAATTATTTTAAATGATATTAAAGATAAATATTCTAATGAAATAACAGCAAACGTTCTTGATAGAATTAAAGAAATAGGATTCTTATATTCTACAGTTTATGGGACTTCTATGTCATTGAAACATGTAGCAATTGATGGTATAGATAAAATTAAAGATGAAATATATTCAAATGATAATATCCAAGATCAATTAGCTTTAATTTCAAGTAAAAAGATAGAAGATTTAATGAGAAGTAATTTTAAATATTCTTATCTTGTTGACTCTGGAGCTAGAGGTAAATGGGATCAAGTAAGACAAATAATTTTAACAAGAGGATATATTTCTAATTTTAGCGGAGATATTTTACCAACTCCAATCAAACATAATTTGATAGAAGGATTAGATCAAGAAGAATTTTTTAATTCAACTTATGGTTGTAGAAAGGGATTATTAGATGTTGCTTTAAACACTGGAAATTCTGGATATTTATCTAGAAAATTAATATATACTTGTGCTAATTTATTAGTTAGTGAAAGTGTTGAAGATTGTGGAACAGAAGATTATCTTGATGTAATGGTCCATGATAAAAAGAAAGCAAAAATGCTAATTGGAAGATATTTTTTAAATACAGATTTAAAAACTTTAGATATAGTTACAGATAAAAATTATCAATCTCTTGTTGGAAAATTAGTTAGATTTAGAAGTCCAATTTTCTGTAAAAATGAAGAAATATGTCATAAGTGCTATGGAAATTTATATAAAAATTTACATAGTAAATTTATTGGAATTATAGCTGCTCAAGCATTAGGGGAAAGTGCCACACAACTTATTTTAAGAACTTTCCATACATCAGGAGTAGCAAAAGTTTCTGAAGATCAAACAGATATGAGACAATCAGATATTATTAGTGATTTATCTGCTGCTTCAAGAGCTCTTCATAATAAAGAGAAAAAGGATTATAAAGAATTAACTGATGAACTATTTAGTTTATTTATAACCAGTAGAGATATTCACCATGTTCATTTTGAATGCGTGGTATCTCAAATGATGTGGAAAGGATTAAGAAAATGGAGACTTCTAGCAAATAGAGAAAAGATAGCTCCAGATTATTATAGTATTCAAAGTGTTCCAGAAAAGGAAAGCTGGATTTTAGGATTAGCTTTCTCTAATCCTAAAAATCATATTATAAAAGGAATACTTCAAAAAGGAAACTATAAAGGAATTTTTGACAAAATAATGTTAGGTGAAAATCCTAGATAATGGAACATAAAATTGGATCTTATATTTTAAAAAATATAAGATCCAATGATTCCATATAAAATAAAAATAAACACCTCAGGAGGTGCACAGTAGTGGAAATAATAAATCCAAACTATAAAGTAAATGAAGAGAGAAATATCTTCACAATAAGAGAAAAAGAATACAATGAGTTAGAAGAAAAAATAAAAGAAATTTTACAACCTGTTACAGAAATAGGTTTTACAATTTCTGAATTTGGTATAAAAGAACCAAAATTTTCTTCTGGGGAACTTCAAAAAACTTTAAAGAAAAATTTAGTAATAAAATTAAAAAGAGGGAACGATGTTGTAGATTTAAGTATGGCTATTCCAAAGTTAGTTGATAAAAATTATATTGTAATTGGTGGAAGAAAAAAAGTTCCTCTTTTCCAATTATTTGATATTCCTATAGTTACAAGAGGAAAAAATATAAAAATAAGAACTAATGTTATAAATATGATGATATCTGAAGAAAAGGAACATCCGTATGTTTATCTATATATTTTTAATAAAAAAGTTCCTTTATCTATTGTTATATTTGCTTATTTTGGATTAGAATTAACTAGAACTAAATTTAAACTAGATACTATAGAATTAAATAACATAACAAATGAATCTAGAACATATGATAAGTTAATGTATGATTTAAAGAACTATTATGATGAATCTATGGATTATACTACAACTGATTTTATTAAAGAAGCAGGAAGATATTTTTCTGTAACAGATGAAAAAAGTAAGGGAGAAGAATTAATTTATGCTTTAGATTTAATATTAAAAACAGATATTATGTCAGCTAAATTTTTTACAACAGGAAATATTTTAAATGAAATTACTGAAGTTATAAAGAAAGGTAGTTATGATGATACAGATTTTATAAATAAAAGGATTAGATGTTTTGAATATGTAATTCTTTCTAAAATATCTAAAGCTATATTTGATTTATGTATGTCAAATAAGTCAACAAGAAAAACTAAATTTAATATAAACTCATCTGAAATTTTAAGTAGTTGTAATGTTTCTGATATAGTTCAATTTGATTTTTCAATAAATCCTATTGAAGAATTAACTAAATTGACAAGAACAAGTTTGATTGGTCCTGGTGGATTTGAAAGAGAAAATGTTCCTGTATATTTAAGAGATATTACTAATTCTATGTTTGGGAGAATTTGTCCTGTTGATACTCCAGATAGAGATAATTGTGGAATATTACAAAGTGTTTTAGTAAATACTCCTTTAGATGAAAATTTAAAATTTACAGAAGAAACAATTAAAAAATCTCCAATTTCTATTCCTGTATCATTGGTTCCTTTTTTAGAACATGATGATCAAACCAGATTACAAATGTCTTCTTCTCAAATGAGACAGTCAATAATGTTATCTGAATTTGATGTTCCTATGATTCAATCGGGATGTGAAGGATTATATACTAATTATAGTCAGTTTGTAAAAAGAGCAAGAAAGGTAGGAAAAGTTACATATATAGATTCATTTAATATGATTATAAATTATGATGATGGGGATTTCGATATTTTTGATATATCTAATAGAAGAATTTATGTGGAAAATATTGATGTAATGAATATTTATGTATCTAAAGGTGATAAAGTAAAATCAGGAATGATTGTTGCAGAAAGTAATTATTGTAAAGATGGAAAAATAAACTTTGGAAGAAATTTACTAACTGCAATAATGCCATATTATGGATATAATTATGAAGATTCTATTGTTATTTCAGATAGATTAGTAAAAGAAGATATTTTTACATCCATACATTATATTGATTTATCTTTTGTATTATCACCGAATAAAATTCTTTTAAGTTTAGAAAAGAATAGATATAAACCATTACCAAATCCTAAACCTTATATAGATATATATCCTACTGAAAATGATCTTAAAGAGTTTGAAGGAAAATCAGAAAAAGAAATTGAAGATATTAAGAGAAGAAAGAAAAGGGAATTGATTTTGAAAGGAGTTCCTTATGCAGCAATTAAACAAATTCCTTTTGATTATCTTGAGCATAATTCAATTTTTGAAGAAGAAATTTCATTAAGATGTAAAAAAGATGTTTTAATTACAGAAGTAAATATATATCCAAATACTTGGAATAGTCAAGTTCCAAGTTTTAATGATTGGGTTAAAAGAAAAATAGAAAAACAAATAGATAGAGAAAGAAACTTTCAAAATATTCTTTATAATAACTTACCAAAAAATGCTGCTGAAAGATATATAAAGGATAATAATCTTGATAAGTTTTCTCATGTTGGGAAATTTAAAGTAAAAGGTGAAGAAATAAATGGAATGTTAGTTGAGATATTTGGATTCTATTCTAGAAATATTAATATTGGTGATAAGATAGGAAACAGACATGGAAATAAAGGTATCATTTCCAAAATAATTCCTCATGATAAAATGCCAAAATTAGAGGATGGAAGAAATGTTGATATTTGTATTAATCCTTTAAGTGTTCCTTCTAGAATGAATATTGGTCAAATATTTGAACTACATTTAGCAATGTCATTACATGATCTAAAAAGGAAAATGTTAATGATGTTAAAAGAAAATAAATCTCAAGAAGAATTAAGAAATTATTTATTAAATTATATAAGAATTATAGATAATACTGAAAATAATTGGTATTATCATCAGTTCTTTAATCAGCTAAAAACTATAAATAAAAAATTTATAGAAGAACTAACTTTAATAGCACCACCTTTTGAATCTTCAACTAGATATATGGTATTGCAAGCTTGTTCATATACTAATACTCCAACTGAATTCAAAATAAATGAACCCTTTGAAAATATTAATATTAATGATATTACTGTTGGATTTATTTACTTTTTTAGAATGGTTCATATTGCAGAAAATAGATTAGCTGCTAGAGGGATTGGAACTTATACAAAGAGAACTATGCAACCTAGTCGTGGAAGAAAACATAAAGGTGGTCAGAGAGTTGGGGAAATGGAAATCGCTTGTATGATTGCACATGGAGGATTAGAAAATTTACATGAAACTTTAACTACCAAATCAGATTGTTTAGATCTTAAAAAGAAACATATTAAAAAAGTTATTGATTCAGATTTCTTTAAATTTAAAGATGATGAAATTATTATTCCAGAATCGGTACAATTATTAAATGATTATCTAACAACAATTGGTATAGAAAAATGAAATTAATTTGTAAAGGTTGTTTAGGAACTGGATACGTTAAGTTTGGAATACCTATAATTATAAGTGGTCCTTCTGATTGTAAAAACTGGAGACAATGTTGTTTATGTTTTGGAAAACCAGTAATTAATGTTGACTGGGTAGATCTTATATTTAATCCTCCACATTTTGATGATAGAATTTATGAAATAAAAAATTAAACTGAAGGGAGGGTATGAATACCCTCCCATTACTTAAAATAATTAAAGGAATAATAAAATGGAACTTACATCAGCAATTACCGGAAAAAAATATTTAATAATAAAAAAATTAAATTCAAAAGGAACATGTAGACGACAACAAAGCGAAATAGAAGATATGTTTAGAAGTTGTTCTGAAAAAGGAACATTAATAATGACATTACCAGGAATGCCAGATAGAATAGAAAAAGATAAAAATGGAAAAACTGAATTTGTTGAATCAAAAGCTTATCATTCAAAAATATCAGAAGTGCAAAAAAATATGAAGAATACTCTTTTAGAAGTAGGAATTAATTATAGATTTAGTAAACAAAGTAAAAAAGAAAGTGATATATTAGAATCTAAAAATTTAAATGATGTAACAAAAGAATTACCAGCTTGTTTTACCATTATGGAAATAAATAATCATAACAATGATATTTTAAAAATAATTATTAAATTGATGAATAAAAATAAACTTAATAATATTGGTGCAATATGAATAAAGAAAATACTTTAAAATTATTTAATGATTTCCCTATATTATATGCGGGAAGAAAAAAACCATTAATTGAAAATTTAATGTCTTTTGGATTTGAATGTGGTGACGGATGGTTTAATCTAATATATGAATTATCTAAAAAACTATCTGAAGTAGATCCAGAATGTGAAGCAGTTCAAGTTAAAGAAAAGTTTGGGGGATTAAGATTTTATACAAATGGAGTAAATCAATTTGGAGATGGTATAATTACTGAGTATGAAAATAAATCTTATAAAACTTGTGAAGATTGTGGAGATACAGAAACAGCAGAATTAAGAGGTGATAATTGGGTAGTAACATTATGTAATAAATGTTATAAAGAACAAGAAGAAAGGAAAAATAAAAATGAATAAACTTCCGGATATACAACATGAGCAAAAATCAAACTTTCCAATTTATCTAAATTCGGTTGGAGTTCAAAATGTAAAACTACCATTTCTTTTGGATTCACTATATGGTGGAGTTCATAATCTAATTTCAAATGTTACTATGACTACAGATTTAGATAAAGATATAAAAGGAATTAGTATGTCGATGCTCTTGAGAACTTTAATTACTTATTTAGATAAACCATTAAAGCATCCAGTTATAAAGAAAATTTTAAAAGAATTTAAAACAGCAGTTGAGACTAATTCTAATCATAGTCAAATAAAGTTTGAATTTGAACTTCCGATAGTAAGAAAAGCTCCAAAAAGTAATATAACATTTCCTCAATTTTATAAATGTGCATTTGAAGGAAGATTAGATAATGATATTTTTAGATTCTTTCAAAAGGTAATAGTTCAGTACGGAAGTTATTGTCCATGTTCTGCATCTTTATGTGAAGCTCAAGGATCTGGATTTCCACATGCTCAAAGAGGATTTGCTGAACTACTAGTTGAGGTAAAAGAAGATAATGTTATATGGTTGGAAAGTTTAATAGATCTTATAGAAAATTCTGTAACAAATAAAATCTATCCAATTTTAAGGAGAGTTGATGAACAAGAAGTTGGAAGAATAGCTGGGGAAAATCCACAATTTGTTGAAGATTCTATAAGAAGAATTATAAATTCTTTAAATAATCAAAATGAAATTTTTGATTGGATTATTAAATGTACACATCAAGAATCTATTCATTCTAATGATGCTATAGCAATTTCATGGAAAGGAGTGACCGGTGGTTTTGACGGAACATACTATACATAATGCCAGAAATAAAAGAAGAAGAACTACAAGAAGAAGAGCAAGAAGAAACAGAAAGATTCTTCCTTAATCGAGGTAAAAGCGTTACTCATATGATATTTGAATCTGATTATGTTTTTGGTATTAAGGATAGAAAAATTAAAGTTATTAAATCTAGATCTGCAGATCTTGAAAGTGGTAATATAATTGATAATACTAACCATTTATCTAATTTAATCACATATCTAATTTTAAGTTTTTCGCATCCTATTTATTTACCAACAATAGATGAAAATATTAAAAAAGAAATAAAAAATGAAGTTACAAAAATTATTAAAAGGTATAATTAAATGAATTGTCCTAAGTGTATTATAGTTAGACATAGTTCCATGCCAGGTGTAACACATACTTCTATTACATTTAAACAAGGATATTGTGATTTTTGTAAAGGAAAAAGATATTTAGATTGGGTTGAAGATATTATTGGAGTAGACGAATACATACCACAGAATGGTGTTCCATGGATGAAACCACTAAATGTTTAAAATGTAATGGAACAGGAATAATTTATAGTGAAAGATGGAAAATAAGTGATAGAACTTCTACTAAAGTATGTTCTTTTTGTAAAGGAAAAGGATTTATAGATTGGATTGAAAATATATTTGGTGTAGACAACAATGAAATGCCCAAAATGTAACGGAATAAAACAAAAAGTAAAAATTAGTTATAGTCAATCTATTTCAGTTAGTTGTTGTTTTTGCTGGAATAAAAAAGATCTAGATTGGATTGAATATATAACTGGTGTAGATTTTGATGAATGGGTTTGCAAAGCGGGTTGTAAAAGAGAGAAAGAAGATGAAATGTCCGAAATGCAAAGGAAAAAAACCTAGAAAATTTAGTTGTAAATTCTGTGTTGGAAAAGAAAATTTAGATTGGATTGAAGTTCTACTTGGAGTTGAAAACGATGGTACTCTTCAAATGGAACAAACAATTAGTAAAATGGCACATCAACTGTCAGTAGATATTGATAAAGAAATTCTTAAAGAACTAATAGAAAAAAGGAGATAAAAAATGGGGAAATTAAGAACAACATTCACTATGGAAGATGAAATAGAATATATTAAAAGAATAAAATCTTTTGATAGTTATAGCACTAGATTAGATAAATTAAAGATGTATAAAATAACTCTTTCACGTAGAAAAGATTGGGCAGATATTGATCCAAAACAAATTATGGATTTTTTAGATTCTGAAATAATTAAAGAACATAATTCAACAGTTGCTTTAGAAATGTTAAATACATGGGAAGAATTAAATGGACATAATTTAGTTTCTAAAACAAATGAAGAACCAAGAACAATAGATGGTCATGTAGTATGGGTAGAGAAAGAAAATACAAAAGTAAATATAACAATTAAAAAAGAACCAGTATTTGATAATAATGATTTTATTGATTGAGAAAGGAATAGTAAATGCAAACTGAAGATTTAATAGAACTGTATATAAAAGAAAGAGATTATCAAACCATAGTATTTGGTGATTATTCAAAGAGCCCAGCTTTAAATTTTGGATCGTTTATTATATTTTTGGATCAGTATATTAAAAAAATTAAAGATTCTTATGTTAATAAATGGGATAAACAATTACCAGAATGGTTGGTAGATGCTAAAGAGTTTGGGCAAGGACAATCTGCACCTGTTGAAGCATATGAACACTTAATAAAATTAATGGCTCTAGCTGGAGCTGCATTAGAAATTTATACTAGTGTAGATGTAGACAAATGGAGATCAGGAGGAATTGAAGAAAAATGGAAAGATTAGAACTACCAGAATTAGGTAAATCATTTTTTATAAAAAATGTCGAGTATAAGGTATCTTTTAAAACAGAAAAATCTAATAAATTTAATGCAGAACCAGTTGATGAAAAAAGTAGTAAACTCCCAGATGATATTTCACCAAAAATAAATGATAAATTTATGATAGATAATCAATCATACATGGTAACCTATATTAATTATACGGTTAATAAAAAAGAAATAAATGTAATAAAAAGAATAACTGCAATCCCGCTTTCTGGCGGGTACTAAAAAAGGAGATATAGATATGACTGAAAATTTAGCAGATATGTTACAAGAATATAAAAAGAAAAAACTAGAAGAACCTGAAATAGAAGAATCTAAAATTGATGAGCAAAAATCAAACTTAACAATACCAAATCAAACATCAGTTAATATGATTTCATTTATTAATTGGATTGATAAAAATAATAATTTACTTGCTTCTACTAGTGATGTTGTAAAATTAGAAATTAAAGTTAAAGAAGCTGTAGTAGGTAAATCTGTTGGTTTTAAGGCTCCTAATTTAAAGGGAGAAAAAGATGAACGAGGATTTCTTAAAAAAGATTTATTCTTTATTAAAGAAATTGATACCATTAATGTTTTAGATCTACCGGTATATAACCTTAAGTTCTTTAAGAGAGATATATTTAGAATCATTCATGAATATAGTCCACAAATTTATATTAAAGAATATTCTGTTAAAATGGGATCTGTTTTAGTATTCTGTACTCCATCTGGTCCTCATCTTATTCCTTACTTTAAAACTAAGGTAAAAAATAAAGATCAGAGTATTAAAATAGTAGAACCAAATATTCCTGTAATAAATGAAAAGTTAAAAGGAACTGGAGATATAGAAGCTCTCCAACTTCTTTATCGACAAGCAATTAAAAATAAAGAGAATCTTAAATGTATGGAAGATATTGTTACTTGGTTATTAGGAAGATATGCAGAAGCTATAGATATTAACCATCAAATTCAAATAGATACTGTCTTAATTTCGCAGTTTAATTACTAATGTGAATATTAATAAAAATTGTAAATTATTTCTACAAAATGTATATTCATATGATATAACAGCATGTCATTATAACATCTTAGAAAAACTTGGAATTGATGTTTCTCATTTAGATAAAAATAATAAGACTCAAAGGAATATTCAAATAGGTCTTATGATGAGAGATAATCCTAAGTTTACTTCAATTTTAAGAACTACAACTGAGTCAATTATATCTGAATATATATTAAGAAATAATATACTAGAAAATGATATAGTCATAAGACAGTATGATGGAATTTTAACATTAAAGAAATTGCATGAAACAACTAATTCATATCTTCCATTAGATTTAAAAAATGTGTTTCAAGTATTTTTAATATCTATTAATAGAGATAAGTATATTGGGTTAGATGAGAAATTTAACTCAACTATGAAGGGTATTTCACATAGGTATTCTGAAATAGATAAAATATATGAAGAACTATTAAAAATAAATTATGCTAATAAATCAGCTATATTTAGAAAACTAGATGAATTAAAAAATAAAATATTATTTAGTAAAGAGATTGAATTATATGCAATCCCATCATCCCATGATTTATTTAGTATATTCTTTAGAAAATTTGGACAAGTTGAAGTAACAGAATCTATGTTAAAGATTATGGATACTGAAGATATAGATAAAGAAAAATATTATAATTTATATCTAAAACCATTTTTTGAAAGTATTGTAGTAGAGTTTATTTAAACAAATGGATAGATTCAAATCTAAAAAGTTTATTATCTTCTTTCTTTTTGGATGAGAGTCTATCCATAATTTTAAAAATTAAAGGAAAATAAAAAATGAGTGATAAGAAAAAATGTTGTAGTATATTAAATTTATGCGGAGGGAAAATAATTCCTCCAATACCAGATTTAAAAGTTCCAACTTTTTTATTAAATTTAGATCAAATATACTTTAATGATAGTTCAATAAGAGAAATTGCAGAGTGTCATAATAAATTTGTAACTGCAGATTTTGTATATAGTGGAAATAAAACACTATATTTAAATCATGATGCTTATGATTTTTTAAATAGATATAATATTCCATTTGATATAATAACTATATATAGATTCTTAGAACATGTTCCAAAATCTAGTGTTCTATATTTTATATATCTTCTATCCACTTGCACTATTAAAGGAAGTATAATAGATATTATAGTTCCTGATTATCAAATATTAGCAGAAAGAATAATAGCTGAAAATACTGAATCATTAAATTTTGAATCAGAAGATATAATTACAACTTATGAATTACTTAATGATATGCCTAGTCCACATTTAAGTATATGGACTGTAAATAGAATTAGACATTTCTTTGAGTTAGAAGGAAGATTTATATTAAAAGAAACAACAGAAAATTTTAAATTTGATGGAAGAGATATATATTTAAGAGCTAAGGTAGAGAGATTATAAATGAACTTAGAAACTTTTTTAAATGAGAAAATTTCTGGGAAAAAATTAATTGAAAAATTTCATATCATTACTACAACAAAAATTTTATGGGTTTTAAATGATGAAGCTAATAAAAAAGAAGCATTAGATTTTTTAAATGAACTTCAAAAAACTGTAAAAAAATACACATCAAACTTAAATATAGAATTTGGAGTTATAGAAAATTGTGAGGAGGAAAAAATTATTACTCATGAATAATAAAACAAATATAGAAAGAAAAGAAAATTTTAAACAAGTTTGTGTATGGCCAGGAACATTAGTTGGGGAAGGAAACATTGAAAATTTTGAAAAATTTATGTTAGATAATTTTGGAACAAGAATTCAATATCTTGAAGAGATTTTAACATTACCAAATAAAGGTGAAGAAGGAACTGGTGGAAGAAATGATGCTTTCTTTGCAGTTCATGAAGAAGATATTGGAAAATTTTCTATTCCTAGATTATCTTATGGAATTAGATGGGTTGAAGATGTCTTAGATAAAGGAAATTATAAAGATAAAATTTATCCAAAAAGAGTTTTTGATTATAAAATTTGGTAAGGAGAAAATTGAATGAATGAATTTATTACTGGTTTATTATCAGTATTTAATTTACAAGTATTAGGAAAAGTTGCTGCTGTTGTAATTGTAGTAATTTTATTTTATAGTTTAATTTGGGGATCAGATTGGATAAGGAATCAATTAAAAGAAAGAAAGAAAAGGGGAACTAAATGAATTTTTTAGATAAATATAAAGAGATGGGTCTTATACAAGAAGCTCCTAACACTTTTGGTTATAAAGATCAATATAGTAGTGTTAGATATGAAAAATTAAAAACTTGTGATAATAATATAGAAATTCCAGCTTTGTCTATTTGGACAATGGGTCCTGGTGAAGCAGATCTATTTAAATTTCAAGGAATCGTTTCAATGCTATATAATTTTATAGGTAATGAAAATTCCAATAATATAGTTAGAGAATCAATAAAGGAAATTAAAACTCCAATTTTTAGAGAATATACAGCTATGAATGTTCCAAGATATACAACCATGCATAATGATATCTTAATTCAAAATCAAAATAATATTACAGAAATTGGAGATGTATATCCTCATGTGACTATTAGAAATTCATATAATGGAAAATCTGGAATTGAAATATCTTTTGGTTTAACTGTTTTGCAAGCAGGTTCAACTATTAGAAATTCTCTTTCATTTAGACACATTATGAATTCCTTTAAACAAATTCATTCTCAAAATGCAAAAACTAAATTTACTTCTGCTGTTGGTGGATTTGTTGAAATAGTAGCATCTAATATTTTAGATTTTGTAAAGAAAAATTTTGAAACTCCAGTTTCTAAAGATTCATTATTAGCAACATTAGATATGGTTGAGAAAATTGGAGAAAGAAGAAGGAAATGTATTTCTGATGTAATAACAGAAATAACAAAAAATAGACCATTCGTTAGTTGCTGGGATTTATTTATAGCAATTACTACTTATTCAACTATTGAAAAGAATCTAAATGCTAGAGTTCTTTTAGAAGATATAGTTGAAAGCACTATGGTTGTTCCTATTAAAATGATGGAAATGTTGAAAAAAATAAATGAATAAGGAAGTATTATGGATAAAAAATGCTACGTTGGAATTCATATTTCAGTTCCAAGAGATAAAATGGAACATATTTTTAATGCAGAAAAAGAACTATCTAAAGCAGGAATAACTTTTGATACTGGAAGTTTACTTAATTCAAAAACCTTCTCTCGTGATTGGGAATTTGATTTTAGTTTAAAAGGTCCTATTGAAGTTGAGTTTAAAAAATTTATTGAATAATAAATTGGTAGAACAAATAAATAGAGAACTATACATTCTCTATTTATTTTTTTATAAACTTTGGAGGTTAAATTATGGAATATACTGAATTTTTAAAAAAAGAACTAACTGAGCAAAAATTAAATATTACAATGGTTGGAAAACATAATGATGTTCCTGATTCTAAGTTTGATCCAAAAGAGCTAAAGATGGGAATAAGTGTTGAGAAAGAACATACTGATCAACCAGATATAGCTATTAGAATTGCAAAAGATCATTTATCAGAATTTCCAGACTATTATTCTAGATTAGAAAAAATGGAAGATGAAGCAAAAAAACACTGGAATAAGAAAGGATTAGATTAATGGCAAACCAATCTTCAGTTTTAAATTATAATGTTACTTTAAAAATAAAAGATCAAGAATATACTAGAGATTTACAAAAAGTAAGAATAGTATCAAATATAGCTTCTCCATATCAAGTAGTAGCTATAGATATTTTACTTGATCAAAATGATGTAATTCTAAATTCAATATATGGAAAAGAACCAATAAAATTACAAATAGATATGATTGATTTAAATGAAGGAATTCCAATTGAACATATAGATATGGAATTAATGTATTTAGAAGCTAAATCATCAGCTACAATAAAACCTAGTTTATCAGATGAAAAAACTTTTGAAAAAACTATGTTCAATTTACTAACAGTTCCTAGACAACCCTTTAAAGCTATGACAAAAATAATTAATAATTTATATATTGGAAAAACTCCTACACAAATAGTTACTGATTTAGTATCAGAAGCAGGGTGTCAATTATTTATGGATAAAGAAGATAAAAATTTAGATGTAATAGACCAAGTTTTAATTCCAAATCTTACTTTATATAAAGCTATTCAATACTTAGATGATAACTTTGGGTTATACAATGGAGCAAGTAATTTAGGATTTTGTCAATATGATAATAAATTTTATGTAATGAATTTATCTAAAAGATTAAATAAATCTCAAGTTTATACTATTTATCATTTATCAACAGATGCTGAAGATACTACAAAAATAATTCAAAAAGTAGTAGATGGAAAAAATTTTTATACTTATGGGGAATTAAAAAGTGACTATACTGGAAATTCAGTTTTTGCTACATTTGCTAAATTATCACATATAATTCTAAAACCAGATAATGACTTATTCAAGTCAACTGATTTTGATTTAAAAAAAATATGTGCTGATTATGGTGCAACATTTAAAACTACTGAAGTAGATTTTGATCCATCTTTAAATGATAGAGAAACATATGTAATAGGAGACTCTGGGTATGGAGAAGGTAGTGTATCTGCATCATGGATATCCAGAAGAATAATGGGGCTAGCATCTTTAAGTTTTGATATTGGTAAAAATATACCAATTCTAAATTTAATCAACGTTGGTGAGCCTGTAAAACTAATTACAAAAACAGCAGAGTATGTTTCTCTATCGGGAAAATATTTATTAAAATCATCAGATATAAATCTTGATAAAGTTGCTGCTGGTTTTATTGCAACTTGCGGCGTGACTTTAATGCGCACGAACAAAACAATTTAAAAAAATTACAAAAAAAGAAGGAACAATCCTTCCTTTTTATTTATGAGAATATTTATATTCCCTCAGTTATTCTACCCATTTCATTTCTTTCATTTTTTTATACCATGTTTCCAATACCATATCAACTATTTTTTTGTTTTCTTTCATTTCATATAAATTACAAAGAATAGAAAACATTTCTGGAGCTTCTCCTATTATTCTAGCGTCATCCCCAAGACCAGTGGTGATCTCACAAATTAACTCATTTGTAGATAGAGATACTACTCCATAATCTCCATGCCCAAGTCCTCTATCTCTAAAAGCAACACCCCATGATCCTTCAGTTGGTTCTATTAATTTTTTCATATCTTTTCCTCTTCATTTATGTTATTTTTCTTTAGTAAATTAAGAGCTTTTCCATACCACTTTTTTCCTATGTAAAATAAAAAAGTATCTATTGTTTTCTCAGTTGGTATATGATAAGTATATTCTTTTTTTGAACCGTCACTATTAGATACAATAATTTCAAGATCGAATACGCCATTCCATCCTTTAGTAGTAGATATGTGTTCTACCTTCATAAATATTCTCCTTTTAAAAATATTTACTTCTTGTAAATTAATATATATAGTTGTTCAGCATATAAACTATTAAAAAAACAGAACAAATTATAAATATATCGCGTTTAAAAATAGAGGTTTTTTGTAAGGAGATAAATGAAAGTTTTAACTAAAACTGAACAGGTTAATGAATTTCTAAAATGTAAAAATTCTTTTGATTATTTTTGCAGAAATTACGTTTATTTAGAAATACCTGGCGGAGACATGCTTCTTAAACCGTATAAAAGACAAACAGAATTAATAAATTTTATAGAACAAGAAAAATATGCTGTAATTCTAAAATCTAGACAAATAGGAATATCTTCAATTACGCAAGCTTATTGTGCTTGGTTAACAGTTTTATTTGAAAATTCTGTAATAGGAATCATTTCAAAAGATGGAGCAGAAGCTACAACATTTGCAAGAACTATAAGAGGAATTGTTGAAAAACTTCCAGAGTGGATGAAACCGAGAAAAGGAATGTCAGGTCCAGGATTTGATAAATACACTGAACAAAGTTATATTTTAACTAATGGTAGTAAAGTATTTGCTTCAACTGTTAATCCTAATGCACCAGATAAAACTCTTCGTGGAAAAGCTATTACTTTTTTAGTTATAGATGAAGCAGCGTTTGTTAAATATATAGATATAGCTTGGACTTCTATAGTTCCAGCACTTAGTACTGCACATAAATTAGCACGAGCAGCAGGAATTCCATACGGATGTGTAATTTTAAGTACTCCAAATAAAACAGTTGGAATTGGTCAATGGTTTTATGCTAAATATACAAGAGCTGTATCTAAAATTTCTGAAGATGTTTTTGGTTCATTTAAACCTTTTGTTATTCATTGGAAAGATATTGAAGAATTAGCTGGAGATCCAAATTGGTATAAAGTTCAGTGCGAAATGTTTGATAATGATAAAAGAAAAATTGAACAAGAATTAGAATTAAAATTCCTACCTTCTGGTGGTAGTTTCTTTGATGAAAAAACATGTATGATATTACAGGAAGAAAAACCAGAACCAGTTGAAAAAATGAAGTTATTCAATGGAGAAATTTGGGTTTTTGAATTTCCAATAGAAGGAAGATATTATATTCTAGGAGTTGACTCAGCTCCAGAATATGGAGCAGATAATTCTGCTATAACTGTTTGGGATTATGAAACATTAAATCAAGTTTGGGAATATCAAGGAAAATTACCAGTTAAAGATTTTGAAAAAGTTGTTAAATATGCATGTAGTCAGTATTCAGGAACGGTAGTTATAGAAAATACTGGAGGGTATGGTAATCAGGTAGTAGAATCTATAGATGGAACTCCTTATATGTATATGTTATATAAAGAAAAAAGAGGAGATAGAATGTCTCCTGGTTTAAGCACTAACTCTAAAACTAGACCATTAATGATTGACGCTATGTATGACTACATAACAAAATATCCTGAGATAGTTAAATCTAAAAGATTAGCATTAGAATTAATCGGGTTAGTTCAAAAAACTTCTGGTAAAGTTGAAGCTGATTCTGAATGTAGAGATGACTTAGCACTTACAGTAGCTATGATTGGTTATGTTAGAAAATATGATCCTCCATTACTATTAGATACAAGTAAATATCATGAGTCAATGTTTGAAGATATTGTTAGTATGAATGATGATAAATATAAGAGTAGAGATTATACAATGAATCAAATGATTTTACGTAAAATTAAAGATGATGATAATAAAACTATAAAAGGTTTTGTAGATACTTTACAGTTTTATAAAGAATAGAACAAATTAAAAAGGATATTACGGAGACAATAAATTGGACTTAAATGAATTATTTGCTCTACCTATTGGGTTACAAAAAGTAGGTGAATTTGATGGAATAGAACTTTACGGCTCAGATAGTTTAAATAAAAAAATTATTGAATCTTTATCTTCTTCAGTTTATTCTAAACCTATTTTAGGAGAAATAACTAAACTAATAGAAGAAAGAATGCTTATTCCTGTTTTCTCTAGTAAAGGAATAATTAAATATTTCTCTAGAAAAATAGTTGGGACAGATTATGAACTTAAACATCTTTTTGCTTTTTTTAATCCACCAGATAAAAAAATTTATATTTTAGTAGATAATAATTCAAACATAGTTGGATATATAAATAATGATGATTTAGCTAAACTAGTTATTCATGAGTTAATACATAAAGTTTCTAGTTTAAAACCATCTTATTTTTTAAGTAAATTTAAAAATCAATTACTTATTTTTTATAAACAACTTTATAAAAAATTATTTAAGTTAAATGATTCACCAGAATTAGATTTTCTAGTGGAAGATATATATGCATCTTTATATGATGTTGAAAAAATACAGCAATTAAATTTTAAAAAGCTAGCAGTAAAATTCGATAAACTAAGAAAATATTCAACCCTTTCAACAATAAAATTTGATAAAGTTTTAGGTGATTATTTTAAAGTTATAAGATTCGCTTCAAATAGAGAATATAATTTATTATATACTGGTGAGTATAATTATATTTTAAAAGGACCTTTTTTAGTTTTTAAACAAAAATTTGGATTTTTTCCTATTGATAAAGGTTGTGATCAAGAATTATTTGCACCATCTGAAGTTATAAGTGCTATTGCTGAAAATAAACCTTCAGAATTGATTTATGATTCGATAAGAAAGATAACAAAGTAAGGAGATTTTATGGCATCAAACAAAAACCCTTTTGATGAATCTGCATATAATAGAGCTAATGGTATCAGTTCATTATCAAAAGTTTTGTCAGATAATCAAAGACGTTCAAATAAAACTTTAGCAGAATTAAATAAATCCATTAGTACTACGGTTAAAAAGCAAAAAACAGCAATAGATGAAGTTGGTTACTCAAAAGGAATGAGGGATATAGAATCTTCAATGGATGTTATTCTAAAGAAATTAGGTTATACAATAGAAGAATTTGGAAGGGGTGCTAAAAAAATTGTTTCTCAAACAGCAGTTGCAACAAAAGAAACATTAAAAGAATATGGAAGAGCTATATCAGAAGATATAAGTGTAAATAAAACAAACTTAGTAGCAATGTCACTAGCAAAAAGTAGTCCAATATTTGGGTATTTTGCTGCTAAATTTATGGAAACTAATGTATTTAAAAAAGCTAAAGAAAATATTAGTAAATCTTTATCATCTGTTTTTACTACAATAATAAATAAGTTTAAAGAACTATTTACAAAAGGAAAAGGAATATTCAAAGAGTGGTGGGCTAGTGGAAATAAAATGGATAGATTTTTTAAAGGTCTGGATAAAATAATAAAATTTCCTTTTGAAAAAGTTGGTCAACTTTTAAAATTTGGTTGGGAATCTTTAAAATTCTTAATAAAAATTCCATGGAAAATATTTATAGGTACATTTAAAATGTTTTATAATGTACTTATTAAATTTCCAATTAAATCAGTTTTGGCTGCTTTTAAAGGAATATTATGGGTTCTTAAATCACCATTTAAAATGGTATCTGCTATATTACACGGATTCAGAGGAAAGAAAGAAACCAGTATTCCTAAAATGGCAACTGGTGGTATTGTAAAAAAAGAAGGTATGGTTCATCTTCATGCTGGGGAAATAGTAGCACCTATTGGTAAATTAATGGATCCACTTTTAAAATCTATAAATGAATTAAGATTATTTTTAGTTGGTCCAAGACTATTAGGATTCTTAAATTTCTACGGTAAAGCATTGATGATGCCTCTAAAATGGTTATTCAGACCTAGAGGAGGATACTTTAGTCAGATTCCTCATTTTGGAAATGTATTTGAAAAAACTGCTATAACTTTAGGATTAATATATACATCAACTCAACCTAAGTTAGATGCTATGATTAGAATATTACAAAATATAGGAGAAGCAATAACTGGGGAAAAACAACCAGGACCATCAACATCAACATGGACAAAATATGGATCCTTTTCAGAAGGAAGAATTCTATCTAAACTAAAAGGAAAATTATCAACTAAAGATGAATTAATTGCAAATCATCCTCTTCTTGGAAAACTTATAAATTCAGTTGGAGGAAAATCAGAAAAAGTTAAAGAAGAAGTTTCTAAGAGATACGTTTCTGTAAATAAAAAAATTCTTGATCAGTTTTTAAAAGCTCCTCCTGAAAGTTTAAATTTAGATTTAGTAGAAGGAACAGTTTCATTAAGAACAAAAGCTACAGTAGCTACTCAACTTATGACGGAAAAACTAACTTATGCAAATGCTAAAGAACTAGCTGCAAGTGGATATTCAACAGGAAAAGGTTTAGCTGTAGAAGGATATTCAAAATCTAAAAAATTATATGGAACAGGTAAAAATTTAGTTAAAGAAAGATATCAAAAATTAAAACAAACTGATATTAAAAAAACTTTAGGAGAGTCATTTAAAAGTGGGAAAGAAGATTTAAAAAAAGAATGGTCAAATTTAAAAGCAAGTGAAGTTGGTCAAGATGTTGGTAAATTAAAGAAAAAAACTGGATCGTGGGTTCATAAACATATTACAGGAGTATCTGTAGAAGGATTAACAGAAGCACTAGGATTTGTTGCAGATTCTTTTGTTGGTATTATAGGAGCTGCAGCTACTGGAGTTGGGTATCTTGTAGTAGCTCCATTTAAAATTCTTACAAAAGTTTTGTCAATGGGTATAAGAACAAGTTTAATGTTAATAAGAGGAATTTCTCATCTTGTTCATGGGGTTTGGTCATTAACTAAAGGTATAGTATCTCTTCCATTTAATATAGCTTTTTCAGTAGCAACAAGTTTAACTAAATCACTTACAAAAGGTGTAATAGGAATATTAAAGAAACCAGCGCAAATAATGCAAGCTATTACAAAGGGTAAAGGTATTGGAGGAGCTATTGGTGGTTGGTGGAAAGGACTAGGAGTAGAAAAAACAGGAGAAGAAGTAGTAGCAAGTGAAAATGCTAAAGAGAAAAAGAAAACAGGTATAGAAGGAGAACTTCAAAAAATAAGACATTCCTTTACAGAATTTCGTGCTCATATAGATAAACAATGGGCTTCTAAACAAAAAGAATCTGGTCTTGTAGCAAAATTTAAAAATATGGTTAAAGCTGCTAAATCAGGCGCATGGGAAGTAAGAAAACAATGGCACAGAACAGTAAGAAGTTATGATGATATGCATAAAATGTATGAAGAATTACATGGTTTAAGACAAGATGCTAAAAAATCTGGTATATGGGATTTTATAAAATCTGCTGCAGCTTGGATATGGGGGATTGGAACAAAAATATTTGATGCTGTTAGAGGAACAGTTACTGGAGCTGGTAAAACTGTTCTTGGTGGAGTAGTTGGAATGGCTGGAGAAAAAGTTCTAGGTGGGGCTCATGAACATGCTAAAAATATACCTGAAAAATTTAAAAAAACTAAAGGTTTTAAAGGAAAAGCAAAATTAGCAGGAAAATATGCTGCTGGAGCTACTGGTAGTATAATGTCAGTAATGGACGCTTTATCTGGAATGGAAAATGCAGAAAGTTGGGGAACTAGTGGTGGATCTAGTGCTATTGGTGCTGCTTTAGGAGGAACTGGAAGTGGGTGGAGTGGATTAATGGAAGGAACCATTAAAGGAGCTACTTTAGGATTTACTGTTGGAGGACCGTGGGGAGCAGGAATTGGTGCTGTTATTGGTGGAATATTTGGTTCTATTGGTGGTGAAAATTTAGCAAAATTCTTTGATTCAATCTGGGGAAAAATTAAAGCATTCTTTAATTTTCTTGGAGTTGGTGATGCAGGATCAATTGCTTCTAAAGCAGAAAAAGCTAAAGCAGCAGGAGAAACTGGAGATGCATCTCAATCAGATTATTTAAAAAAAAGAAGTTATCAAAATTTAACTAAAATTACTGCTGATGATGTTTTTGAGGGTTCTGAATATTCTGCATCTAAACAACCAGGAATTATATCAAGAGTAGCCTCAAAAGTTAGAGAGGTTATGCCTAAATTTATAAATAAAATGATATCTAATGTTACTGGTGTAGATGTAGGAAATGCAATTAGATCATTACCGGATGCAAATGTTAATATGTTAGAACCATCTGTTTTAAAATCTTTAACTGGATTAGCTAATGATTATTATAAAGCAACTGGGAAACCATTAACTGTAAACTCAGCTTTTAGAAGTCGCGCTCAACAAGAACAATTATATGCTACTAAACCAGGTTTTGCTGCTAGACCTGGTAGTTCCTTACATGAATATGGTTGGGCTGCAGATATACATTCTTCTGATGCTAATACTGCAGATAGTTATGGATTACTAGATAAATATGGATTTGTTAGACCAATGGCTAGAGAACCGTGGCATATTCAACCAAAAGGTATAACTTTAGCTCAGGCTAAAGAATCATCAGTAAATCAAACTGGAGATCCACAATTTTCTAAAAAAAGTATAGCTCAAAATAAAGTAGAATACTATAATCAAATGGGCGACTGGATGGATCAAAGTATTAAAGCAACAAAAGATTCAGCAGGAACATTAAGCAAAGGATTTGTAAGAATGGGAGATATAATTACTACTATTAGTAATAGATCAAGTGTTCAAAGTTCTAATGGTGGAAATAGTAATAATTCAGGATTTTCAAGTAATATAGATAATGTGTTAAGAGGAGAACTAACTTAACATTATGGAGATATAAAATGGCTAATATTTTTGTAAGTACTATTGAAAAAATTGGTAGTGTTATCAATAACGTTCCAACTGTATTTAGTGGAGGAACTGTAAAAGATACTCAAACATACGCAACTAATACTGCAGCGGATAAAAAAGCTCTATTAGCAAAAACTTCTGCAAAAATGGCTTATGAAGAAAAGAAAGGAGCTGTATATCCAACTGAAGCTGAAGTTGCTGCAAAAGAAGCAGAAGCAGAAGCAGAAAAAATAGCGGCTACTGTACAAGGATCAGTAATGCCTCTTCCAAAAATATTTGGAATGCCACCAGTACCAAATAATCCTAATTCATCTATATATAATCTTTGGAGAAATTCAGCATATGTAATAAGTATAGAACCATGTGACCCAGATTTTTCAAAAGATGCAAATTTATTTACATTAAAATCTGTTTTGGGTGATTATCTTAAAGAACTAAGGGAAGGATATAAATATGGTTATCCTAATCAAATGATTCAAGTATGTGCTCAAGCAGATAGTTTCCCAAGTGAAAATTTTAGTAATGAATATGGGGAATCTATGTTCAATAAAGCAGCTGATATTTTATCTAGTGGAGCTCAGGATATAATGCAGATTACTAACTCAACAGATATATTAGGAGCTGCTACTAAATTTGGGAATGCTACAAAAGGGATTGGAGTTGCTGGTTTTGATGTTGGGGAAAAAACATTAGCAGCATCTAAAGCAACTAAAAAATGGATAAGTGAACATCAAAATACAACAGGTGCAAAAGGATTTGCTGCAAATATAGGAAATGCTGCTAATATGTTGCTTGCTGGTAGCAGACTTGATTTCCCTAATGTTTGGAGAAATAGTTCTTTTACATCTTCTTATTCATGTACTGTTAGGTTATATAATCCAAGTCCTGGAAATGATAAAGCATCTAGTTATTTTATATGGGGGCCATTAACAGCTCTTTTACTGCTAGCACTTCCTAGAAAAAATAAAAACTCAACAAAGGACTTTTTCGCTTTTAATTACCCTTATTTTTGTCGTGTTATGAGTAAAGGACTATTTGGAATAAAACAAGGTTGTATAACAGGAATTAGTGTAAATAAAGGAGTTGAAAATCAAATTGCATTTAATCAAAAATTAGGAATGGTTGATGTAAAAATAGATTTTTCTTTTCTACATTCACATATGATAGCTAGTGCTGATGATAGTGATGGAGTTCCAACTCTTAGAAAATATATTGATAATTTAAAAGAAACAGAACCAGTACAACAAATGTATATAAAAAAGTGGACACCTGGTCCAGTTACTACTAAAAAAGATATTGGTGATGCTAGTGTACTTCCTACTCTTAATGTTGGTGGATTATTAGGTTCAGAACCTCCATTTAGAGTTCCTGAAAATCTTGCAACTCTACAGAAAGATTTAACAGCTGGTAGTATAATTTCTAATATGTTACCTGTTATTCCACAGAGTATTGGAGAAGGTCCAACTATATTAGATCAATTACCAGCTCCTTTAGCAACTGCTGGAAAGTATTTAGCTAATCAAGCACTTCAAAAAGCTAATAGTTTGGAAGAATCTTTAGTAACAAAAGCAGCTGGATTAGTATCTCAAGTATCTACTAATGCAACTGCTCTAGTTGAGCATAAGGGAAATGAAATAATGTCTAAAGCAGAATATAAAGTAACTAGTGCAATTGATACAGCAGTAGACAAAACATCTGCAAAAATATTTGAAGTAGAATCCAAAGCAGTTAATACTGTTTCTAAACCTTTTGAAAAAATAGTTAATAGATTCTAGCAAATTTTATTTCTAAAATATATTGCTAAATAAAAAGAAGTGAAAGATCTGGTTAGAAATTTAGTTTGATTTGTTAATTTTTGATAGGATTGTTTATACTTAGAATTCTCAAGTATTTTTTCCGTAAGTTCTTCAATTTGTTTTTTATAGTATACTTGTTTATTTATTCTTTTAATACTCATTAAATCTTTAGTATATTGAAAAAAGTCTTTTCCGCATAATTTTTTTACACTATTTAATTCTTTTAAAAATAATTCATAGATTAATTTAATATCTTCAGAATATTTAATATCACATAAATTAGTAACTATAAATTCTGCAAAAGTTGAGTTTATTCTAGTTATTTTTTTAGCATCTTCAAAAGCTTTTCTATCTATTTCTTTATATATAGTAATTTTAGAAACAACATCATTAATTATTCTTTCACCTTTCTTAGAAAATTCTACATCATAAGTTCCTTCCTTACCTTCTTGTTCACTACTTTTATATGAAGCTGCAGTTTCTTCCTGTGAATAATAGTAATATAATTCAGCAAATGATTTAATAGTTTGTGCTATTCTGTGTCTACATTCATGAACAAATTTAGAAATATTTTCTGGATCATTAAAAGTTTCTAAATCTTTTTTCCATCTTCTGCTCATTTCTGTTGCAATAAAATATAAAAAATTTGGAATAGTTTTTTCTCTAGCTATTAGATTTGTTTTAGATATATTATCTAACGTATATTTGAAAACATCAGGATTGCAAAATTTTGGGAAATGAGAATAGTATCTATGAGAATAAAAATTTATACATAACAGTATTAAAGTAGTTATAAATGATGTTGTATCTTTTTGTTTTAAAAAATAGTATAAAGTAAAAAGTAAAATATTTGTAATTGTATCTCTTAAAATATAATCACTTGATAATCTTTTAACATGATATCTGTTTACAAAATCTCTAATATCAGCTTTTGTTAATCCTGTTAAATATAGAATCTCTTCACCATAATAATTTTTATATGGTGGTGCATAACATGGTTCATTTAATTTTGTTAGTTCCGTAGAAACCACTGTATTTATATAACTTTTTAATTTTTTATTATCAACATTCGCCTTTAATAGAAGTTCCTTCATATCTTATCCTATAATTCTTATTGTTACATTATCTGATGTAAAATATATAAATTCTGGACTATATGATAATAACTCATCTTGTGTAAAATCATCCACATTAAAAATAAAGAATATATTTGATTGAGGTTGAATTAAATTACAATCAGAAACACCAGCAACTCCTCTTACAACTGATATTATATCACTTCTTTGTAATTCGATATTTGATCCAAAAGAAGGACTAAAAGTATCATTTAAAGTTTGTACAATAAGATTTGTCAATTCTATATTAGAACCATAATAATTAGAAGCTCTTATAACTTCAACTTCAATAGTAAGAGGAATTGTATATTCTGGATAAAACCATTGAGACCCAGTATAAATATATTTTTTATTTTCATCTTCAACTAAAACCATATCATTTAAAACTGGTTGAAAGAAATACCAAATTTGAGAGGTGCTATCAATACATTGAGCAATTTTATTATTTTTACCTTTCCATTCTCCACCTTCAGATCCATTTACTATATATCTATCCCCAAGATTTCCAAACGGAACATATGTTTCTGAAAAACTTATAACAGCTGGTTTTGTAACTGGATTATATTTCATATTAGATAATAACCCAGATGTATTTGTGAATTTAACATTAACAAAATCTGTTAACATTCTATAATCTGAAAAAGATAAAGTTGACATCATATATTGTAAAACTTGAAGTTCAAAATCTTTTTTAACAATAGAATTATAATAATCTTCTTCTACAACTGGTATATCATAAACTATACATGAAGTTGAATCACTAAAAACATTGGACATCATAAAATCATTTAAAGATTTTCTAAATGTTACATTAGTAGAATAAGTTGCAATTTGCGAAGAACCAGAATATAAATCAAAATTTAAAATAATATCACCATTTGGGAAATCTGTGTATGGTGAAAACGAGTATTCAAAATATTTACTAGTAGTATTGTTTATCATAGTATATGGGGCATTTTCTTTAACAACAGTTAATATACATGAAGACGTTAAATCTTGTCCTTCATAATTATATTTAAAAACAGCATCACCAGAAGTGGTATCTAAATAAATATCTAAAGTTTGTAATTTAACATCGGTATATGATGGATTATATATAGTTTCTAAATTAGGTGTAAGTGTCATACTATATAAAATATAATCATAAGAAGCGGATCCATTTATATAATCTATATTCATATCAAATAGAGTTAAATAATTACTTGATCCAGATGGTATTATTGTTCCTCTAGGAATATATGTAGTTGAAGGATCAACTTCAAGAATTTCATTTCTTGTTGGAACTAACTCATTATTAAAAAATAAACTAGAATATAATTGAATTTCATTACATTTAATATCAGATCTTTTTAAAACAGGAAGAGGTGCACCATATAGTGGGGAATAAGGAATTACTATATTAACATTATTATAATCTATTTGAGAAACTAATCTTTTTAAAGCAACTAAATTAGCAATAGAATTAGTTTTTATTTCTTGTATTGATTCTTCATCTTTACCATCATAAGCAGAAGAAGTATTAGTACAAGTATAATCTACTGTTTTGGTTGATCCATTATTAAAAGTAGCATAAATTTTATCACCCTGATTTATAGAAGAAGCTATTACATTACCATTAAACCCTTCTGTTTGATACATAGTTGCTCTAACTGTTGAACCAGGTAGAGGTTGCTTTCCTATTAGACCATTTCCAAAATATATTCTTCTTCCTGTAGATATTCTTTTAGAAACAAATCCATAATCAGTTGCTGACATTAAATATAAACTATTAAATTCATTATATGTAGTCCACCCTGATCCATTAGGATCTTGAAGTTCAATAGTTAAACTAGCTATTTGTCCTGTAATTGGTATATCAACTGTTGTAAATTGATATGTTAAAAGATCCGAATCTATTTGAAATTCTTGTTGTGAATAAACATACTGACTAACTGTTATAATAAAAGAGAAATTATAATTTTCAATATCTATACTAACTGGTATTACTGAAATATTACCACTATCATCTTGAACAACAACTGAGATTTCAGAATTATTTACAACATTTACAGTTGTTGTATAATAAGTTGTAAACATTATAGATCCAGCTTTAAATTTAAAACCAGTAGGAATAGAAAAAGTTACATCATTATCTTCAAATCCTAAAGGAATAGTCATTAAAATACCAGCGTTTGCATATATTGCATTATTTGAATTATAACCAATAAATGCTGATAAATTTAAAACTGATTCTGGTAATGATGCAGTTGTTAAAAAGAACTCTCTATAAACAGAAGTTTCATAAAATAAAAGATTTGAAGTAAGTGTTGAAAGTATATCTATTATAAATGAAAGAAATGAAGATTTCGCAAGATCTACATTTTCTAATTCTAAATAATATTGCATAAACTCTATTATTTGGTTTCTAATTTGATCTCTAGATAAATAGATTTGATTACTTATTGTTGTGTCTACTGCCATTATTTAATCTCCTAGATGAAATACAAACCAGAATTATCATCATATAAATCTTTAACACTTCCTCTTATAGTACTAAATTTTGAGAGCATTCTAGTCATAGTTTGAGATTCACCAACAGAATGAATTTTTTTATCATATTCATAAAATATATAATTACCACTAACTTGTTTTTCTAAATCAATTAAAGTTTTTGATTGTTCAACCATAAACTTTAATTTCCAAAAAGTTTTATCCTGGGGAGATTGTTTTTGAACTCCTGTAACAGAATATAATGCAAATGTATCTTTAGTTGGGTCATTAACTATATAAGTTTGATCTAATTTTATAATATCATTTGGATAAGGAGTTATTCCATAAATCCATGGAATAACACATCCTGTAGCTCCTTCATTTACATAACCTATATCTTGAGCATCAAAAATTGTATCAGTTTCTTCAATAAAATAAACAGGAAGTAATGAATATTTCTTCCATCTCATCCCAGATAATTCACCAATTTTTTCATAGTAACCACCCATTAAATTTGTGGTATCCCAAACTGTATTTGTTGTATCTACATTATAATATGTAACTAAATAAGCAATAGCATGTAATGAATAATTTTCATATATTTGTTTCCAGTAATCGTATATGTACGAATACATTCTTTCATAATTTTGCATTTTAATCCTCTTTTAATGAAAAAGATTCATATCTAACTTTATCTCCCATATAAGCAATTTTCTTATCAGCAACCATTTTCATTGATTCACCAGGTGAAACACTTTCAGATTCAAAATTAAATTTTCCAGTTAATGTATATATTCTTCTATCATTTGTACTAAAGTCAACATTAAATTCAACCCGTAAATCAGATAGAATCATTTCACCTTTTTTAGATATTTTTATGTTATATATTCCAGCAGCTTCTTCAGTAGGAATAGCATTTACTTTTTCAACTACTTCATATCTATCTTTAAAATATTCTAATTCTCCATCAATAACTTCATCAAGAATATCAGCTGGTATTTTTGTAACTAATTGTGTTGCATAACTTCCTTTTTGATCTTCTATTTCACCAATCATTGAAAGATATAAATATTTATTATCAGGGAGAGGAATAAAAAATAAATGAGTATTTCCTACATTTTTTTTCTTAAAAATACCTTTGTAATTTTTTAATACGCAATAATATAACTTCATGTATTAATACTCCCATTAAGAATTAAAATTAAGATATGTGTTTTCATTAATAAGAAGAGATAAATTTCCAACATTACCTTTATAACTAACTGTTATATTTACAGAAAATCCTTTATTATTAGAAAGAAATTTAATATCAATATTAGAAATTGATACTCTATCATTATAAGTATTTAAAGAATTCTTAAGTTCATTTTTTATACCGTCCATTGTTTCATTATCAGATGGTTCAAAAATATATTTATATAATTCACTTCCATAAGTAGGATCATGGTCAAAAGTTCTTTTAGGAGTTAGTAAAATATTATTCCAAGAATTTAAAATAACTTCAAAATTTTCAATTCTTTGAAAATCCCCAGATGAATTAATTTTACTTGTATAATCGTAAAAATTAGATCCAGAACCAACAACACTTTTTTTAAATTTATCTAAGGGATTTGCCAATTTTAGTTACCTCTTTTTTTTAGATTCGAAAGCACTCTTCATCTTTTGTTCCTTCATAAGTTTAGATTTTTCTTCCTCTATATCTGCTTTCCATTTTAGTAAATCATATAACCTTTTAACTGGCATATTCATAATATCAGTATATGGTTGCTTACACATTTCAATTGCAGAGAATATTGCTTCATTTAAATTATCTTTATAAGCAAAAATTCCGTCATGAAGAGTACACCATTCGAAAAAAGTTTTCGACTAAATCTACTTTTACTACCTCCTCAAACCCACAATGAGAACAGAATGTATTAGCTTTTAACTCAACTCCATATTTTCCATATTCATCATTAAATTTTTCATATATTGCTCTTTTATCTTTAGCAGGAAGACTCCTATAAGCATCAATAATATCTTGTCTATTATCATAAACAACAGGTTCTACAGAAGCTTCAATATTTTGTTCAAATTTATCAACAATTAATGTTTCTGTAATCATTTCAATTGTAAGACCTGGGGTAGATGATAAATTTTTAATAGCTTCTTCTTCATCTTCTAATGTAGGTTGTTTTATATATGCTGATACTCCCACTGAAACCGGTAAATCAATTCTAACTCTTTTTTCTAAAATTGGTCCTTGATCAATAGGATAACCATTATAATTAAACATAGATGAAGCTTTAACTGTTATAGGAAAATCTTTTTTACAATTAGAACATTTTATATCGTAATTTCTAACTTCTTCGTATGTAATATGATAGAGAGCATATAAAATAGCATCTCTATCTTTTAGTGTAACTGTCTTTAAAAATGTTTTATAATCTTTAATACTATCCGGTTTATTAACACAAGATTCATACAAACATTTATTTAAATGTTCAGTAATTTTACTTGGAGTCATCAAACTCCCTTTTAGTTTTTCTTCTTCTGAAACACTCAAAGATCTAACAGAAAATGATAAATTAGTTTGAGGTGTCACTACTTCGTACTCTGGATATTTTAAATTAAATCCTTTAAACATTTTTCTAGCTCCTTTCTGATCTATTCTTTTTTTATTGTTTGCTAATTCGTTATTTTTTTATATTTTATACTTGACTAATACTAGTTATATTATTAGTAGATGCAATAACTCTACTTAGACTCTTACATTTATCTAAAACCCATGGTTCATGCCAAGCATAGTCTAATTTAAATTCTTGATCTATATCTAATCTACCTACAGTTTCAACATCACCAGAATATAAATCCTGTGGATCTTTAGTTGGGTATATACCATCATAACATGCAAAATAATCTATATTTAACCCATCTGGGGATGTAGTCCAATAATACATAGTTGCAGCATATGTCTTTTTTGAATATCCATCACCTTCTGTATTATCTTGAAGTATATCAGATATTCCCAATCTATAATCTCTAATCATCTTAATCCAACTATGGAAAATATCAAGAATTGGTGTTCCTTTAAATTCTAAGAACTTAGCAGAAACAGAAGTAGTATAATCAATATTTCCTGGTACTGTCCATTTAATTCCACCTAAACCAGTAAATTCTATACTATTTAAAGTTCCACCCGGAGGAGTAACTCCCAAACATGAAGCAGCTAAAATATTTGAAACATCAGAAGTTGAAGATATTCCACTTCTCAATTTATTAGTATAATTAATAAGAGCCTCTGGAATATTATCAAACCATACAAAAAATGTACCTGATGTATATGGTTCAGCAACTCCACCTATTGATCTACCACCAAACTTTCTAGTTAACTGATTAACGCCTAACCCTGAAAAAGAATATTTCATTGTCATTTTTACTTCCTCCTATAAATAAACAATCGTTTATTTAATTTTTAAATTATTCTTCATTATCCTCTATTCCAATTCCATCACCATCTAAAGACTCATCAACATCATCTTTTGGCATTTTAAATGGCCTTTCATGTGGTATAGAATCAATTGCAAAACCCATACCTGCAGCGGAAGATACTTGTTCATTAGATAAATATTTCAAATATCTTTCTATGACATTCAAATTGTAACACCGGTTCCTTTAGAATTTATTATTTGTTCTATAAAAATCTAAGGTTTAGAATTAGTTTTCAAAGTTAAATGTATATATATTAATTACTAAGTAAAAGTTTATCTAATTTTTGAAGGAGGAACAAATGGAAGATAAAGAAGAAATAAAAGAAAAAGAAAAGGATATAGTATTTTCAAAAAGAGCAATAACGATAATAATTATAATCTCAATTTTGGCGATGTTTGAGTCGGTAAGAGAACTAAATATTCTATCCTATTTTGGATGGTTTATTAGTTTAGTATTATCTATTTGCACTCATCAAGATCTAAAAAACTATGAAAAAAAATTCAAAGCATGGTTGCAAAAAAATAGTGGTTCGATTCCACTTTTGAAATCAAGTGAGAAAGGATAAAAATGTTACCTATAGAAATAGTAGATATTCTTCAAAATAAAGGTTATGAGGCATATTATATTGGTGGGTGTGTTAGGGATATGCTGATGGAATTAAAACCAAAAGATATTGATATTGTTACATCAGCATATCCTAATGAAATAATTAAAATTTTTAATCAACAAAATATTAAAGAAGTAGGAAAAAACTTTGGTGTTATTTTAGTTGATGATATTGAAGTTGCTACTTTTAGAAGTGATGTATATTTTGGTGGATCAGATAAAAATTGTGAAATTAAATATGTTAAATCATTAAGAGAAGATGTTTCAAGAAGAGATTTTACAATAAATGGAATTGCATTTGATCCAGTTGATAATGTAATTTATGATTATGTAAATGGTCAAGAAGATATTAAAAATAAAATAATTAGATTTATTGGAAATCCAAAAGATAGAATTATTGAAGATCCTAACAGAATAATTAGAGCTTGTAGATTTAAAGCAAAAATAGATGGGAAATTTGATAATAAAACTGAAGATTATCTTTTAAAATATTCTGATTATATTGAATCTTTAATAGCTCCAGAAAGAATTCGTATAGAAATATTAAAGGCTATGGATATTAAAAAAGCTTCAATATTTTTTACAGCACTTCATGATATTGGTGGATTGAAATATGTTTTTCCTTCATTAAATAATTGTTATAAACATAAGGGTGGACCATATCATATAGAATATATTTTTGATCACTGTATGATGGCTGGAGATCATATAACAACTAAATATCCATTAATTAAATTAGCTGGATATTTACATGATGTGGGTAAACCAATATCTTGTGAAATAAATCCAAGGACAGATGATATATGGTTTAAGTTTCATGAAAAAGATGGAGAAGATGCAGTTTTAAAAGAATTAGAAAATTTAAGATTTTCAAATGAAGAAGCTAAATATATTTCTAAATTAGTTGGTCTTCATATGAGGATTAGTCATGAAAGGTTATCCCCTTCTGGTGTGAGAAGGACCCTACGCTTTCTTTCTGAAGATGGTATACCATATAAGGATCTTTTGAGAGTCTCGATTGGAGATAAAATGGGAGGGTTAAAAAGTCAGAAGTTTTATAATATTAAAGACGTTCGAGAACTTGCTAAAAATTTTAGGAAGATTTTAAATGAAAAACCAGTTAGAAAATATGGCGATTTAAAATTAAACGGAAATGATATAATGGAAATAACTGGTTTAAAACCAGGAAAAGAAATTGGAGTAATCCTAAATTATTTGATGGATCAAGTAACTGAGAATCCAGAACTAAATACAGTTGAGGAACTTACTAAATTAATTAAGGGGGAAAATTATGAAACTAAGATTAGTCCCTAATATTAGACCTTGTGTTGGATGTGGATATTGTTGTATAAAATCTAAATGTATGGTTGGAATAAGACTATATCCAAATTTAAATCCTTGTTTATCACTTGTATGGTCAGAATCTAAAAATAGATATATGTGTGATTTAATGTCTATACCTGGGATAATTGGAAATAAGTATAGGGAAGAACTATATGAAGGTGCTGGATGTTTCTCTGGTTTAAATACTTGGAGATTAAACGTAATAAAAAGAGATAAATTATAGGGGGATTAAATGAAAAAGAATGTTTATAAAGTAATTAGAAAAAAAGATAGAACAAGCGCAATAGTTGGAGGTTATAAAGATTATTCAATTAAGTATATTAAAAGTTTTGAGACTAAAGCTATTCCCGAAACTCTTGGAATTTTCTGTTTTAAAAAAAGATTCGATGCTGAAAGATTTATAGATAAATGTGATAATTTTAAACGTTATGAAATTATTCAAGTTGTTCCTCTTGGAAAACCTATAATTCCAAAAATGATATCTGATGCTTTTGGTTCAGAAGCAATTAAAAGATTCTATAAAAATTTAGATGAGTGGACATTTCCCCCAGAAGGTACTGTTTGCTATCAAAGTGTTTTGGTTTTAGAATAAAAAGAATGAAAAATATAAAATAATTACTTAAGGAGAAAAATTATTATGAACGATAAAAATGAATCTAAAAAGAAAAAAAAGAATCCACCAAAGAAGTCCAAAAACACATATCAACCGGAAAATTCACTTTTCAAATATAAAATAGAAGATACAATAAATTTTAAAAAAGTTCTTATTTCAATCATAGATAATGGTTGTGAAGAAGCAGCAATTGAGTTTGAGAAAGCTATAAGAGTTCTAGGAATTGACTTCGAAAAGATTACTTTCCATGATCTTATTGACCATCTACTTAATCATCCTAAATGGATGAGTTGGTTAGAAGATCAAGGTTTTATCTCAAAAATCAGTTCAGGAATTTCAATCGGTGATATATTTATATTTGATGGGGAACAGTGTATTTTATCTGACAACGGTGGTGGGGATATTGCTCTAATATCTCTAAAAAGTGGGGAAATAATATCAGATGGTGTTTCTGTTTCTAATCAAAACCTAATCACTAACGTTGATGAATTACTAAATATCTTTGAAATTGATGACGGGGAATCTGGAAAATTGGAATCAATTCTTCAAACCAGAATTCCAAAAGGTAGTTATCAAATAGTTCCAAAATAAATAATCAAGGAGATTAACTTACTATGGTAACAAAGAAAAAGAAGAAAAATGTAAACGAATTCAAACATGGTTTGTTCTTATACACCAGAGTTTGTGAAATATCATTTGAAACAATACTTGAGACTATAGCAAATACTGGTGGGTGTAATGAACTACGTAGTGAATTTAAAAAAGTTGTCGAAAACTATGGGATTGATTTTGGGAACTTAACTTTTCCATCTATGATGAAAATTCTTTTGAAAGAAGAGGAATGGTTAAAATGGTTAATAGATCAAGATTTTATTGATAAAGACGAAGACTTCCTGGTTTCTATTGGTGATATATTTACATTCCGTGGTGATCCTCATATGGTAGTTAATTCCAATGATAATCTTTGTTTGGTGAATCTATCAAATGGAGTCGCAGGTGATAGTTTTGATGTCAACGATATATTTTCTTTAACTATAGAGAATCTATTTGATATCTTTGAAGTAGATCCAGGTGATCCTGATTCATTAATAGATATAATATCTAAAAGAATTCCGGTTGGACAAACACAAATCAAAAGAAAAGGAAAGAAATGATTAATTTTCCAGATACGTTTAAAATGATCTTCACTTGTATTTCTGGATCTCATCTTTATGGAACGAGTACACCTCAATCTGATGTCGACGAAAGAGGTGTATTCATTCCAGATTACAGATACTTCCTAGGTTTTGTAAATAGGATTGAACAATTTGAAGATAAACAAAGTGATACAGTATACTTTGAAATTAGAAAATTCTTACATTTATCATGTGAGAATAATCCAAATATAATTGAACTACTATTTGTACCAGAAAGTAAAATGACATTCTGTACAAAAGAATGGGAAGATATAATTAATAATAGACAGTATTTTATTTGTAAAAAATGTAAATTTACATTTACAGGTTATGCTCATTCTCAATTTAATAGAATAAAATTGCATAGAAGATGGTTAATGCATCCGCCAAAAAAACAACCAGAAAGAAAAGACTTTGGTTTGTTAGAAAATAGATCTACTTTAACTAAAGATCAAATTGGTGCATTTAATGTTCTTCTAGCTTTAAAATTAGAAAACATAAAAGAATTTCACCCATTAAAAGAACAGATTGAAGCAATGAATGAGACTTACGATTTTAAAGCTTTATGTCAACAATTTAGAGATGTTGACCCAAAAGCTTTACAAGAAATTATTCCCATAACAGACGAGTTTATTGAAATTATTCAAAAAGAAAATGCTTATGCTGTTGCAAATCATGAATGGAATCTATATCAAAATTGGAAAAAGAATAGAAATCCAGAAAGAGCAATTCTTGAAGAAAAATATGGATTTGATACAAAACATGGATCTCATTTACTAAGATTAATTTCAGAAGGTAGAGAATTATTAATGGAAGGAAAGATAACTTTTCCAAGACCTGATGCCCAATATCTTTTAGAAGTTAAAAATGGTAAATATAAATATGAGGCAATAGAAGGTCTACTTGAAAATTATGATAAAGAATTTGAAGTATATTATGAAAATTCTCCTTTACCTCATACACCAAATAGACCAAAAGTAGATGAGTTATGTATAAAAATTGTAAGAAATTTTTTAGGAGAAAAGAATGTTTGATCAATTTTCTAAAAAGGGTATGATTGTAAAAATTAGTACTTTAACTAACGAAGAATATTTTTTTAAATCAAATTCTAAGTCTGACGCAAAAAAATATTCTAAAATAATATTGAAAGATGGATTTTATACAACGGAAATTGATAATTATATAAAATTTTATCCAAGTCACATGGTAAAATTTATTGAAGTGTATCCAGAAAAATAGGTGAAAAATGAGAGATATTAATAGAATAGATCCGTTTTTAAAAGAAGTTGGAGAGCAATGGAAAAAATCACCAGATTTAAGATTTGGTCAACTAATGGAAATTTTAAAATTTAGAGCTTATGATTTATTTAATTATGAAGAACCTGCATTTCTAAAACTTTTAAAAGACTTTATGAAAGAAGGAGAATAATTATGTTTGTTACCAAAGAACAAAGAAAGGAAAAATTACTAAAAAAAATTGATGACAATATTGATCTACTTCCAGATATTTTAATTCATGTTGCACTTAGACAAATTGAATATGCAACATTTTGCAAAAAACAAAATGATCATTCTCTAAGAGAATGTGTTGGGGATGCTCTAGTATTATTTGGATCAGAACGAAGACAACCTAAAGATGTTATTGCAAAAATGAGTACTAGAATTAAAAGAACTATTTTTCCTAATGGAATCACATCAAGTCATCATGAAGGAGAAAGAAAATTTTATGAAAAGTATCTTGCGAAGGAAAAAGAAGATGTTAAACAAACCAATTTGTAAATCAGAAATGGGAACAACTAAATATAAAGTTATAAAAACAGATAAATATATGATTATATTTGACCAGAAAACGGGTCAGGAAATTCTTTCAGGAATTTACTTCAATCCTGATCCGTTTTCATTAGAATATCCTTCTTTAATGGATATTGGGATTATGGGTCATTGTAATAATAATTGTAAAATATGTTATCAAGGTGATGTATTTAACCCAAATATGACTTTAGAAAATTTTAAAAGAATAATTAATGAATCAAAAGATCATATAACTCAAGTTGCACTAGGAGGAAAAGGAGATCCAAATCTACATGAAAACTTTAAAGAAATAGTTGAGTATTGTAGATTAAATAATGTAGTTCCAAACTATACAACTAGTG